CAAGGCTAGGAAGAAGGGAGGAACGATGCTTCGGGGAGAAGCGTTTCGATAATCTCAACCTCCCGAGGAAAAGTCAATGACCGATTCGAATGCCTCCGCCGAGGGCGGGCAAGGCGGAACCACTGGTGGCGCCACGGGCGCGGCTACCCCGCCGCCGAACTGGATCGACGGGATCGGCGATGCCGACCTCAAGGGCTGGGCCCAGAACAAGGGCTTCAAGGAGCCCGCTGACGCCCTCAACTCCTACCGCAACCTCGAGAAGCTGATGGGCGCCGACAAGGCCGGCCGTACCGTCATGCTGCCGGCGAAGTGGGACGATCCGAAGGAAGTCGGCGCGTTCTACGAGAAGCTGGGCGTGCCAAAGGATCCGACGGGCTACAAGCTGCCCGACGGCGCCGACCCCGAGATGGCGAAGTGGGCGCCGTCCGTCTTCCACAAGGCGGGACTGACGCCCCGCCAGGCCGAAGCTCTCACGGCTGAATGGAACCAGATGGTGGGCGGCCGCACCGAGGCGATGAAGGCGGCCTACGAGGCCAAGATCGCGGAAGACGGTGCTGCCCTCAAGTCGGAGTGGGGTGCTGCCTACAACGACAAGCTGGCGCGGGCGCAGTCGGCGGCCAAGGCTCTCGGCGTCAAGCCCGAGGTGATCGACAAGCTCGAGAACACGCTGGGCCACGGCGACCTGATGCGGTTCTTCGCCACGATCGGCGAGAAGATGGGCGAGGACCAGTCGGTCGACGGCAAGGGGCAGGGGTCGTTCAGCGGCGCCAAGACCCCCGAGCAGGCTCGTGCCGAGATCACCACACTGCGCGCCGACCCCGAGTTCACCCGGCGCTACGTCGCCGGCGACGCCGAAGCGAAGCAGCGGATGGAACAACTTCACAAGTGGGCGTACCCGGCGCCGGCAGGGGGTTGACAATGCCGGAACATGATGGGAATATCGCCACAACTCGGCTGGAGTGCTTGAAGCTCGCGCACCGGCACGATCTCGACCCGGAACGAGTGGTCGAGCGCGCGTCGGTCCTCGAGCGGTACGTCACCGGGTCAGCTTTGGAGAAGGCCCCCTCGCGGGGCCCTCTCACCCGAAAGACGATCAACCCCTTGAGCTAGGGGCCGTCGGACAGGCCGGGAAAGACCGGCACGGCTGCTCGCCGTCCAGAGCATGAAGCTGGCCCCCTCTCGGGACAAGCCCTTCGGAAACGAAAGGTTTAACCCCAGAGAGGGCCACTCTCATGTCCGTCAATCTGCCCACCCATTTCGTCCAGCAGTACAGCACGAACGTTTCGCTGCTGCTCCAGCAGGACGGCTCCAAGCTCCGCAACTACGTCTCGGCCGGTTCGCACGTCGGCAAGGCCGCGTCCCCCGTCGACCAGATCGGCAAGATCGAGGTCCAGACCGTCACGTCGCGCTTCGCCGCGATGGGCCGCGTCGATGCCCCGACCGACCGTCGCTGGGTCTACCCGACCGACTACGACCTCCCGCAGCTCATCGACAACTTCGACATGCTGCGCATGATCTCGGACCCGAAGTCCAGCTACGTCCAGAACGCCGTCAAGGCGTTCGGCCGCCAGATGGACCGCGTGATCCTCACCGCGGCCACCGGCACGGCGAAGACCGGCGAAACGGGCTCGACCTCGACGGTCTTCGCGACGGGCAACGAAGTCGACGTCGCCGTCGGCGGCGCGAACTCGAAGCTGAACGTCGCCAAGCTCCGCGAGTGCCGGCGCCTGATGATGGCCAACCACGTCGACCTCGACGTCGAAAAGCCGGTCATCGCCATCACCGCGGCCGATCACGACGCGCTCCTGGGCGAGATCCAGGTCGTGTCGCGCGACTTCAACGGCGGCGTGCCGGTCCTGCAGAACGGCAAGATCAGCGAGTTCATGGGCTTCCAGTTCGTCCACTGCGAGCTGGTCGAGACCGTGAACGCGGGCACGAACGAAGTGACGCTGCCGGTGTGGGTGCCCTCGGGCCTCTACCTCGGCATGTGGAACGACGTGCAGTCGAGCGTGTCGACCCGCAACGACCTCCAGGGCGAGCCGTGGCAGCTCTACACGAAGGCGACGATCGGTGCGACGCGCCTCGAAGAGAACCGCGTCTACGCCATCGAATCGTACCGCTCGTAACGCGGTCTGACCCAGAAGGAGCCAGAACATGGCTGTCGCCAACACCAAGTCCACCGCGATCACCAACGCGGATGCCACGCCGCCCGTCCTGACGAGCGGCTACCTCTCGAAGGGCACCATCTACGAGGCCGTCGGTACGGTCGAGACGCTGGCGGCGGACGACGCCGGCAGCGTCTACCGCCTCTGCCGCGTCCCGTCGAACGCCCGCATCGTCTCGATCCTGCTCGCCACGGACGCCATCACCGGCGCCTCGGCGGCGGACGTGGGTGTCTACCAGACGGCCGCCAACGGCGGTGCGGTCGTGGATGCCGACGAGTTCGCGACGGACGTGGACATCTCGAGCGGCATCGCGTGGACCGAGGTGGTCAACGAGATCGCGGCCGAGATTTCGGACTGCGAGAAGCGCCTGTGGGAGAAGATCGGCGAGACCGCCGACACCTTCCGCGACTACGACATCGCCGTCACGGTCAACGACGTGACGGCGGCCGGCACCATCTCGATGAAGGTGCGGTACGTCGTCTGACGAAACGAGGGTGGAGCTTCGGCTCCACCCTCTCTTTTCTGGAGGTTCGGCATGGCCGACCGCTTCTACAGCGTCATCAAGGGCGAGCACTTCCCCCACCAGGTCACGGAAGGCGCGAGCACGTCGAGCGAGGCGATCGAGCTCCGCGTGAACGACTCGATCTACACGAACAAGATCGACGTCCTCCTCGGGCTGCGCGCGATCGTTGCGTACCTCGAGACCAAGGAAACCAGCCCCATCGCGTAAGGAGTAAACCGTGGCCGAGCGCGTCTCAACCCGAACGGATCTCAAGACCGGCGTACCGGCCTGCATCATCGGCTGGACTGGCCTGCTCAATGGCGACACGGGCGCCGCGGTCGAGCTGGTCGACTACGCCGACAAGACGGTCACGATCACCGGAACCTTCGGGACCGGCGGGACCATCGCCATCCAAGGCTCCAACGACGGCACCAACTGGTTCTCCGTCACGGATCCGCAGGGCAACGCGATGTCGAAGACCGCCGCCGCTATGGAAATCGTCATCGAGGGCCCGCGCTACCTCCGCCCAAACGTCACCGCCGGCGATGGCACGACGAGCCTCACGGTCCAAATGTGCTGCCGCAGGAGCACGCGATGAACGTCGAAGAGATCCTTGTCGAAATCCGCAAGGGTGTGCGCGCGTACAAGGCGTTCGCCGAAGCCGAGAAGATCGTCGCGGGATTGCAGAACGCCGTGCAAGTCGAGTCCGAGGCCCGCGCGCGGGTCGAGGCGCTGCGCGCCGAGGCCGCCGGAATCGAGGCTCGTCGAGAAGCCGACGAGGCCAACGCCGCCAAGCGCGCGGAGGCCAAAGCGCACGCCGTGTTGGCCGACGCCGCCACCCGCGCGAAGGCCGCCGTCGATGAAGCAACCGCCGCCGCTGGCGTCGTTCGCGCGGAAGCGGAATCCGCGGCGATCGCTGCGAAAGCGCAAGTCGATGCGGCTACCGAGCGGCTTCACGGCCTGCGCGTCGACATCGACGCAGCGAAGGCCGAACTCGCGGACTACACGGCCCGCGTTGACGCTGCGAAGGCGGCAATCACGAAACTGGCGGGGGCGTGATCCATGAGCTTCGGAAACACGACCGAGAACGACCTGCTCGAAAAGATCTTCAAGGCGACGGCGCTGTCGTGGGACGCGGTGTCGAACCTGACGGTTCATCTGCACACGGGCGACCCCGGCGAGGGCGGCAACTCGGGTACGTCCGAATGCGCCTATACCAGCTACGCGGCGGTGAACGTGTCGCGGTCGGGCACGGGCTGGACGGTGTCGGGCAACAGCGTGCAGAACGCCGCGCTGATCCAGTTCCCGCAATGCACGGGCAGCAGCGAAACCGCAACGCACTTTTCGGTGACGCCGCAGTCGTCGACGCAAATCCTGATCAAGGGCGCGCTGTCGGCGTCGCTGGCGATCTCATCGGGCATCCAGCCGCAGTTCGCGCCAGGCGCGCTTACCGCGACGCTGGACTGATCCGGTGGGCTTCGTCGCCATCAACCGGGTGTCGCAGGCATACGACGCTGGCCGCTCGTGGTTCACGGGCTTCCGCAAGGGCGTGTCTTCGTCGACGACGCCGACCTCGGGCTGGTGTGACTACAGCTATTTCGCGGGCTCGCCGCCGGCGAATTTCTACGCGTCGTCGCCGCTGGTTGCGGCCGTCGTCGAGGCGTCGCGCGGGATCTACGTCCCGACAGTCGGCGCGTCGTACACTCAGCACCTGGCCAAGGTGCAGTTGATGACGGCGGCGAGCGGTGCGACGTCGACGGCAAACGCGCGGCAGTCGCTCTACCTGTGCGACTACCTGCTCTACTACCCGTTCATCGATACGGACGCGGTGGGCGAGCAACAGGACCTCGACAACACCGTGACGATCCCGCGCTACCCGTGGGGCCATGTGATCGCGGTGTCGCAGTCGGCGGCGGGCACGGTCGGGCAGTTCACGTTCACCTACACGAACCAAGCCGGCACGCCGGGCCGGGTGTCGCAGAACCATTTCACGCTGTCGTCGCTCACGGGTGGCGGTCAGGTCGCGGCGACGCAGCAGAGCGGTGCCGGGTTCTCGCCGTTCCTCGATTTGCAAGCTGGCGACTACGGCGTGAAGTCCATCGAAAGTGTGACGTTCACGGCGGCGGGCGGCGGGCTGATGGCGCTAGTCATCGTGCATCCGCTTCTGCATCACACGGCCACGCAGGAGTGCCGCGTGTCGACGGGCACGGTCGATAGCTACGGCTCCTGCGACGAATACATCTCGATCGTGCATCAAGCGAACGCGCCGGAAATCAAGGACGGCGCGGTGCTGAATTTCCTCTCGCAGGGCCACGCCGGGTCGCTGGCTTCGTCGACTCTGGTGGGCAACCTCGAAACGGCGTGGAGTTGAACATGGGCTGGACCTCGCAAGATGACCTGATCAACCAGATCACGACGAACGGAAAGTATGGCAACGTCTACATGAACAAGGCGCTGGGCGCCGCGGGCATGACTGGTGCGTGGCAGCTTCTTGCACCGCACGCCGGCACGCCTGTGGCGTCGACGTTTGCTGGCACCGACCTCACCTATGTCGCGACGGACGACACCTGGGGCGAGGGCGCGCTGTATCACGGCGGCAACGTGTCGACCGCGACGAAACACTTCCTGACGGCTGGCGCTTCGGTCGTCGCGGCTGCGGGTGCGCCTTGGTATATCCAATGCATCGACCTTGTGGGCTATGTCCCGCTGACGGGCACGAACGTCTCGACGACTGGTACCAAGACCGTGACGATGACGGCCATCGGGTCCGGCGGCGGCACGGGCGACCGCTACCCGAACGGCGAGGGGCTTAGGCTGTTCGTCGCGGCGGATACCGCGATGGGTGCCAACGCGCCGACGTGCGTGATCAACTATCTCGACACGGGCGGCGGCTCGGGTGCGACGACATCGTTTACGTCGACCGCGTCGATGACGATCGGCTCGCTGCTCAACACGGGCGCAGCCGCGAACAAATACAATCCGTTCCTGCCGCTCGCGGCCGGCGACACGGGCGTATCGGATATCGTCTCGCTGGTCTGGTCGGGCACGGCGCACGCTTCGGGCACGGTCATCATCGGCCTGTGCAAGCCGCTCTGGACGATCCCTGTGCCGGCGACCGGGCTCTACACCAAGATGGACTTCGTCAATTCGCTGCCGTCGCTTCCCCGCATTCGCGACGGTGCCAATCTTCAGTTCCTCATGTTCCAGACCGGCGCGACGACTTCGGGCGGCACGGTGCTGGTCGATTTCGACTACGGCTACGGGGGCTGACGTGGACAAGTCGATCCTCGATATCATCGCCGATTTCGCTCAGTGGAAGGGCGACACCTATCGCCTCGCCGCGCTGATCGTCGAGAAGCAGAAAGAGATCGACCGCGCCAAAGTCGAGGCCGCAGGGTTTCCCGACGCGGCGGAGGCTATCTGATGGGCGTGCTGCAGAACGCGCGCCGGGAGTTCGTGGCAGGCGTCCGCGTCTTTGGCGCGACGGCGCTGAATAGCGCCTACCCGCAAGAGACGGTCGCGAACTATCACCCGACCGGCGCGGCCCGCAATCTGACGGCCGGCGAGGGTATCTCCGACGACAAGGCGGGCGTGCCTGACGGCGCGCGGCATCCGGTCGCGTGGATCATGCCGCAGAAGCCCGGCCGGATCGCGGCGCGCAATGAGGCGCTGCCGACGCTCACGACGACAGGCGCGATCGCCGCGGGCCGGAACATCGTGGGCGAGGCGACGCCGGCGCTGACGGCGACCGGCACGGGCCAGCTCGTCGTGTCGGGCGTGGGGTCGGCGACGCTGGCAATCACGACGACAGGGTCGATCGTCGCCGCGCTGGCGGCGGAAGGCTCCGCGTCGCCGTCGATCTCGACGACAGGCGCCGTCGTGGCGACGGGCCATATGTCCGGGTCGACGAGCATGTCGATCTCGCCGTCGCTCACGCGCTACGCGGTCGGGCACCTCGAGGGCAGCGTCGACATCGGCGCGGTGGCGCTGGGCGCCGACACGTTCTCGGCGTACCTGCTCGACGAGACGGATATTGAAACAGGGCTGACGCTGCGGCAGGCGCTGCGCGTCGTGACGGCGGCGGTGGCCGGCAAGGTGTCGGGTGCGGAGACGACGACGATCACGTTCCGCAACGCGCAGGCCGACAGCAAGGACCGGATCGTGGCGACGGTGGACGCCAACGGCAATCGTACGGCGGTGACGCTCGATGTTTCCTAAGTCCTATTTTGGCGCCGCTTACTTCGTCGGCACCTACTGGCCGCCGGCGACAGGTGTGTCTGTCATCGTGGTATCGTCCCCGATGCCGTTCCCGCTCGGCCGGCGCCGGGCACGGAGGTAGTCATGGCCTCCAACGTCCAGATCGCCAACCGCGCCCTCGCGAAACTCGGCGACAAGACCATCGTGTCGCTGACGGAGAACTCGAACCAGGCCCGCGCGCTCAACGAGTGCTTCGTGCTGGTGCGGCAGGGCGAACTGCGCCGCCATCCGTGGCACTTCGCCAAGAAGCGCGCACAGCTCGCGGCTGACGCGACCGCGCCCCTGTTCGACTTCGCCTACAAGTTTGCCCTCCCGGCCGACTGCCTGCGGATCCTCATGCCGCAGGAGCGCAGCGAGAGCGTCCAGTACGACAACCGCGTCGACTGGAAGGTCGAGGGCCGCTTCATCCTGAGCGATCAGGCCGGCCCGCTGTCGATCACCTATCTGGCCGACATCACGGACCCCAACGAGTTCGACGCGGCGTTCATCGACGTGTTCGCCTCGCGGCTGGCCGTCGAGGTCGCGCACCGCCTCACGGGCTCCACCGAGAAGCGCAAGATGGCGCACGAAGAATACAAGGCCGCGCTGCTCGAGGCCCGCCGCGCCAACGCCTTCGAGCAGTTCTCCGTCGAGCGTGCGATCGACGACTGGGAAATCGCGCGGCTCTGATGCCGACGTTCACCCCCATCTTCGCGTCGCTCAATGCCGGGGAGTTCTCGCCCCTGCTGGCGGGGCGCGTCGACTACCAGAAGTACCCGAAGGGCTTGAAGCTCTGCCAGAACTTCATCCCGCTGGTGCAGGGCCCGCTGACCCGCCGGCCCGGCACCTACTACGTCGCCGAGGTCAAGGACTCGACGGAGCGGACGGCGCTGGTGCGTTTCGAGTTTTCGACGACGCAGGCGTACATCATCGAGTTCGGCGACCTCTACATGCGCTTCTACCGCAACGAGGCGCAGATCACGGCGACGGCGCAGAACATTACCGGCATCACGCAGGCCAACCCCGGCGTCGTGACGTATTCTGGCTCCGACACCTACGCCAACGGCGATCAGGTTTTCATCTCGGGCGTCGCCGGCATGACGCAGGTGAACGGCCGCGTGTTCACCGTCGCCAACGTCAACACCGGGTCCAACACCTTCGAGCTCTCGGGCGTCAACACGTCGTCGTACACGGCCTATTCCTCGGGCGGCACGGTCGCCGAGGTTTACGAGGTGGCGACCCCGTACACGCTGGCCGACCTGTTCGACAGCAACGGCGCCCTGCGCCTCAAGTTCGCCCAGTCGGCCGACGTTCTCTATGTGGCGCACCCGTCCTATGCGCCGCGGAAGATCACGCGCACGGGCCATACGTCGTGGACGATCTCGACGATCAGCTTCACCGACGGGCCGTACCTGCCGACCAACACGACGACCACGACCTTTGGCCTGTCCGCCGCCTCGGGCGCCGGCATCACGCTCACGGCGTCCTCGACGACGGGCGTGAACGGAGGTGCGGGCTTCCAGACGACGGACGTGGGCCGCATCGTCCGCATCAAGCACTCGAACCTCTGGGGCTGGGGCGTCATCACGGCGCGGGCCTCGACGACGAGCGTGACGATCACGGCCAACCGGACGTTCGGTGCGACGACGGCGACGGTCGACTGGCGCCTCGGCGTCTGGTCCGACTACACCGGCTACCCGGCGGCGGTGTCGTTCTACGGCGACCGCCTCTATTGGGGCGGGGCCACCAGCTTCCCGCAGCGCATCGACGGCTCGGTCGTCGGTGACTACGAGAACATGGAGCCGACCAGCTTCGCCACGGGGTCGACGACGGACAACACCGTCATCGCCGACGACGATGCGCTGGCGGCTACGCTCAACGCCAACGACGTGAACGTCATCAAGGCCATCGGCGAGGACGAGCAGGGGCTCATCGTGTTCACGGTCGGCGGCGAATGGATCGTGCGCCCGTCGAACCAGAACGAAGCCCTGACGCCGACGAACATCCGGGCCACGCGCTCGACGGCGTGGGGCACGTCGGAGCCGCAGCCCGTCCGCGTCGGCAAGCCCCACATCTTCGTCCAGCGCGCGGGCCGTAAGGTGCGCGAGCTTGCCTACGTATTCGCGGACGACGGCTTCAAGTCGCCCGACCTCACCATTGCGTCCGAGCACATCACGGCCGGCGGCGTCGTCGCCATCGCGTATCAGGCCCAGCCACAGACGATCGTGTGGTTCGTGCGCGCCGACGGCGTTCTTCTCGGCATGACCTACGACCGCGAGCAGGAGGCGATTGCTTGGCACAAGCATGTCTTGGGTGGATCGTTCGGAAGCGGGAGTGCCGTCGTCGAGAGTATCGCGGTCATCCCGAACTCGGCGGGCACCGCGGACCAGCTCTGGATGATCGTGAAGCGGACTGTCAACGGCGCGACGAAGCGGTACGTCGAGTACATGACGCCGATCTGGGACGAGACGATCGACCCGGAGGACGCGCACTTCGTTGATTCCGGGCTGCGGTACAGCGGCTCGGCGACCGGCTCGTTCACCGGCCTCTGGCACCTCGAGGCGCAGACCGTGACCATCCTGGCCGATGGCTCCGAAGTCCCGACGCGCACCGTCGCCAGCGGCGCCATCACCCTCGCCAACAGCGAGACGGCCGAGACCGCCATCGTCGGCCTCGGCTACCAGTCGAACATGCAGACGGAACGCCTCGAGGCGCAGATCGGCGGCGGGACGATCCAAGGCAAAAAGAAGAAGCTGACGGAAGTGACCGTCCGCTTCTGGCAGACGCTTGGCGGCCAAGCCGGTCCCAATTCCGGCGACCTCGATCCGATCGTGTTCAACACGTCGTCGGACCCGATGGACTCGGCGCCTCCGCTCGTCGACGACGACATGGACGTGTCGTGGGCCGGCGGCTACGAAACCGAGGGCCGCATCTACATCCGGCAGGAACAGCCGTACCCGATGACGATCCTCGCGATCATCCCCGAGATGTGGGTGGACGCATGATCGCCGTCGTGCCGTACAAACCCGAGCACCTGACCTCGATGGTCCTCCAGCCCGATCAGGCTTATCTCCGCGCGTTCATCACCCCGGAGGTGGCATCGGCAGTCGCGGCGCATGAGGCTTTTTCAGCCCTCGACGAGGACGGCGACGTGCTCGGCTCGGCCGGCGTCATCAAACTCTGGGAAGGTCGCGGCATGGCGTGGGCGTACCTGTCGGTCAACGCCCGGAACTACATGCTGCCGATCACGAAGGCCGTGCGCCGGTTCTTGGCGATCTGCCCCCTGCGGCGCGTCGAAATGACGGTCGACGCCGAGTTCGCCGAGGGTCATCGTTGGGCCAACATGTTGGGATTTAAGCTAGAGTGCGGTAGGATGCGCGCGTACCGGCCCGACGGCGGCGCTTGTTCTCTTTACGCGATGGTGCGGCAATGACCGGCGTTGAACTTTTCGCACTTCCGGCGGCCCTCGGCGGCAGCAGCGTCACCCTCGGGACGGCGCTGGGCCTCGCCGGCACGGCGTTCCAAGCGATCGGCGCCATCCAGTCGGGCAACGCCGCGAAGGCCGCTGGCGACTACAATGCTTCGCTCTACGAGCGCAACGCGCAAATCGCTGCCCAGAACGCGCAGGCCCAAGAGGACCGGCAGCGTCGGCTTTCCGCCATGCGCGCCGGCGCCAGCCGGGCGGCGGTCGGCGGGAGCGGCGTGTCGCTCGCGGGCTCGCCCCTCGACATTCTGGAATCCAACGCCGCGCAGGAAGAACTGGACGCGCTGATGATCCGGTGGAACGGCGCGAACGAGGTTACGAACCTGCGGGCCAGCGGCGCCCTCGCTGCCGCGCAGGGCCGTAACGCCCAGCGTGCCGGGTACATGTCGGCGGGCTCGGCCATCCTCCTTGGCGGCGCGAAGGCTTACGACAGCCTCTCGCCCGCGCCGGCGCCAAAGGTGCCGTACGGCAACTACGGCCGCACGGGCGGGGGTCCGCGCTGATGCCGAAGATCCAGCAATACACCGCGCAGGTAAACCCGGGCGGGGCCGGCGGCTCGCTGGCGTCGCCTGGCGCGTTCGGCACGGGCGCCAACGCCGGCGATGCGTTCTCCAAGGTCGGCGCGTTCATCGAGCAGAAGCAGGAGCGCGACCAGTTCTTCCAGATGCAGAAGGACATGGCGCAGGTCCGCGGCGATTGGACCCAGCGCCTCGGCGAGCTCGAAGCCAACGCGGCCCCCGGCGCCCCCGACTTCACGAAGAACCTCGTCACCGAGTACGACGCGGCGATGGAGAAGATGCGCGCGGAACGTCCGCTGCCGCGCAACCTCGCCGACCGCCTCGAACTGGAACAACTGCAGACGCGCAACGCGCTGCTCTCGCGCGCGACAGCGTTCGAGGCGCAGGCCAAGGCGCAGAAGCGGCGCACGGACGCGCTGGGCTACCAGTCGCAGGCATCGCGGAACGTGTTCCTCGATCCCGGCATGTTCTCCGTCGAGATGGAACGCCTGCCCGGTGCGCTCGAGGCCCTTGGCCTGTCGGGCAATGCGCTGGAGGCTTTCAAGCAGGGTGCCGCCGCCGATCTCGCCGAGAACGCGGTAAAGGGCCTGATCGACCGCGGGCGGCTCGACCTCGCGCGCGAAGCCATCAAGGCTGGCCCCATCGCCGAGCAGATCAGCGGCGACAAGGCGGCCGTGTTCAGCAAGGCCATCGACGACGAAGAACAGAAGCGCGCCGCCGAAGCCGCTCGCGCCCGCCGCGAAGCCACCGCAGCGGCGCTCGACACGGTGCGCCTTGGCTTCGCCGACACCCTTGCGTCGATCGAACGGACGGGCAAAGACCCCGGCCTCCTCGACCCGCAGACGATCCGCACCGCGTATGCCGACAATCCGGGGCAGGCCGAGCGGCTGCTGGGCCAGATCAGCAACGCGAAGTCGTTCTACACCGTGCGCCAGAACGTGGCTCTCACGTCGCCGGAAGAAGACCAGCGCGTCCTCAACGACCTCGCGGCCAAGGTCGGCGGCGTCAACGCGGCGCAGACGGGCGCGCAGTTGGACCAGTACATCCAGGCGATCACGGCGAAGAAGCGGGCTCTGGCCGACGACAGCTTCGGCTACGTCGTCAACTCGTCGCCGCGCCTCCAGCAGATGTTGGCCGAGGGCTCGCAGGATCCGCAGAAGTTCCGCGCTGCGATCTCTTACGCCGACCAGCTCCAAGCGAACCTCGGCGTCCAGCCGTGGGCGCGGACCTACCTCGGCACGCAGGCCGCATCCGGCATGGTCGCGTCGATCAACGCGGCGACGCCCGAGAAGGCGGCCGACGAGATCGAGAACATGGCGAAGCGGTACGGCGACCTGTGGCCGAACGTCGTCAACGAACTGGCGGGCAAGGGCCTCAACCCGGCCTATACGACGGTCGCGCGCCTGACGCAGCCGACGGATGCGAGCATCCGCACGGATCTTGTCTCGGCTCTCAATGCCGGCCCGCAGACCCTCAGGGACAATCTCGCCGTCGGTACGGATGCCAAGGATATCTCTGAGGGCGTGCGTTCCCGGTATGCCGACTTCGCCTCGACCCTGCGCGCCGACGGTGCGGCGGGCCAGAAGCTCTTGGCGAACGAAATCACCAGCGCCGAGATGCTGGCGATGCTGTACCGCCAGCGCGGCGATTCGGTGTCGACGGCCGTTCGCAAGGCGACCGACGCCCTCGTCAACAACCGCTACGACTTCGAGGGCACGTTCCGTGCGCCGAAGGGTGTTGGCAGTCAGGCCGCCCGTGCGGCCGAGATGACGCTGGGCAACCTCACCGCCGAGCAGTTCGCGCCCGTCGCGGGCGGCGACCCCAACCTCTCGGAGACGTATCGCCGGGCGGCAGCCCTCGACTACGCGCGCCGAGGGACTTGGGCGAACACGCCGAACGGTGACGGCATCGAACTCCTGTTCCCGAACGGCTCGCCGGTCGTGCTGGAGAACGGCCAGCGCGTGCGCCTGATGTTCAACGCCCTGCCGCAGAACCCGACGACGCAGACCGACGCGGACCAACGCCGCCGCGAACGGATGATCCGCGAAGAGAACGAGCTTCGGCGCGCGGGGCCGCAGTGAGCGACTTCCTTCTTCCCGAGCGCCCCGTAAACGAGCGGGCCACCGCCGTCGGCCTTGAGGGCATGGACGCGACGTTCGGCCAGGGCTTCGGCGCGGCGTTCGACGAGAACATGGTCCGCAACCCGTTCCCCAGCCTCTCGCGGATGGCGGACCGGCTCCAGTATTACCCCTCGACCGACGAGTTCGGGAACGAAACGCCCGCGCGCACGCCGTCGAAGATGCTGACGCCCGACGAGGCGAACGCCAAGTACGGCGTCCCGGGCAAGCTCAAGTTCGACGCAGACACGCCGGAACCGATCGCCGAGGAACTGCGCGCCCTCAAGGTCAAGGAACTGGAGCGCCAGGAGACGATGCGCCGCGCCCAGTCGGGCCTCGGCACGCAGCTTACGGCGGGCCTCGTCGCTTCGATCCTCGACCCCCTCAATGTCGGGCTGGCCTTTATTCCCGTCGTCGGGCAGGCCCGCTTCGCCGCGATGGCGGCCACGCGCATCGGCGTGCCCGGTGCGCGCATCGCCACGGGGGCCATCGAGGGTGCGGCAGGCGCCGCTCTGCTCGAACCGTTGGTGCTGGCGGCAGCGCAGCAGGAGCAAGCCGACTACGACATCATGGACAGCCTCGCCAACGTCGCCTTCGGCGGCGTCCTTGGCGCTGGCCTCCACCTTGCCGGCGGTGCCGTCGGCGACCGGCTCGCAGCGCGCAACGGCGCGTCGTCGTTCCAGCGTGCGGTTGACGATCTTCCCCGCGCCGACCAAGAAGCCCTTGCCCGCGCGGCCATCGCGCAGTTCGTCGAGGGGCGGCCTGTTGACGTGGGGCCGATCTTCGACACAATCCAGACGAGCCGCCGGTCGCAGCTTCTTTCCAGCACGTCGGCCCGCGCGTTCGATCCGGGCGGGGCGCCCGAGATCCGCTTGGCGCTAGAGACCCCGGAGGCCCGCGATTTCCTCGACCGCATCGCTCCGGACCTCTCTGCCCAAGTCGACGAGTTGAAGCAGCGCGCGGCGGCGTACCGGGCCCTACTCGACGAGATGGGCGACAACCGCCTGCAGACGGCAACGGCGCGGTTCGACGAGCAGATCACCGAGCTCCAAGCCGAGATGATGACGGCCGACAAGAAGCGCGCGAAGGAGATCGCCGCCGAACTGTCCGACCTCTACGATCGCCGTGCCAAGGCCAAGGACGAAGCCGCTACGGCGCCCGGCGACCTTCCGGCGATGACCGAAGTGCGGCAGCAGCTCGTCAAGACCGACGAGGCCCTGCGCGACCTGTCCATCCGGCTCTCGGAAGCGACGGCCAAGGCCAAACGCAAGGCGGCCAACGCCCGCGCGCAGGCCGACGCGCTGATGGAAAAGCTGCGCCCGACGCTGGAAAGCGGCCGGATGACGGATGCCGCGACGTTCCCGCTCGACCGCGCCCCCGACACGGCGAACGCGGCTGAACGCATCCGCGCCGAGCCCACGCGCTACACCGACCCCGAGGACGCAGCGGCGGCCGACACCACGACCCGCCGCGTCGATGCCTCGCGCACCGCCGGCGGCACGGTCGCCGACGATCTCAAGGCGGCCGAGGAAGAACTAGCGTACCTCGACACGCTGACGCCGGAAGACCGCGACCGCATGGCGACGACGCCCGCCGAGAAGGAAGCGAACACCTACGCCAAGGCGTGGCGCGAGGCTGCGGCCTGCGCCGTGCGGAAGGGTTGAGACATGGCCGCGCAAGATTGCATCGACATCATCAAGAAGGCGTCGGGCGGGGATCTGAGCGATACCCAGCTTGAGGAAATTCTCACGCTGCTGGACCGCCGGTCCAAGCGCCGGATGAAGGACGACCCGTCGCTCTCGAAGGAGCGCGCGTTCGCCGAAGCGGCCGAGGAATTGGCTGCGGAGAAGCGGCTGGCCGCGCTGATCGAAAAGCGCAACCGGGCGATCAACATCATTCGCAAACAAACGATCGAGGACCGGATAGCGAACACGCAGCAGAAGGCCAGCACGGCCCTGCAGGCGTTGGTCTATGGCGTCGAGGGCAAGTTCTACGGCGCTGGCGAAAGCACGGACGCCAAGATTTACGCCCTCAAGCAGTCGATGCGTGGCGCCCTGATCCACGACCTCGACGAAGCCGGGCTGTTGCAAGTCGCGCGCAAGGGCGACCGGCAGTTTGAGGCCCAAGTCGCGCGCGAGATGTCGCGCCTCAACGGCAACAAGACGATCCCCGACAACGCGCCCGAGAACGTGCGGAAGCTGGCCGCCGTCCTCCAGAAGCACACGGAGAATGCGCGCCTCGTCCAGAACGACGCCGGCGCGTACATCCGCAAGATGGAGGGCTACGTCACCCGGCAGTCCCACGACCAGATCAAGATCCGCAAGGCCGGCTATCAGGCGTGGCGCGACGCCATCGCGCCCCTACTCGATGAGCGGACGTTCGACGACGTGGACGATCCCGAAGCGATGCTGCGCGGCGTCTATACGAACCTCGCCAGCGGCAACCACCTCAAGGCGGGCGGCGCGTCCGACTTCCTCGGCGGCTTCACGGGTGCGGGGAACCTGGCGAAGCGGGCCAGCGCCGAGCGCGTCCTGCATTTCAAGGGCCCCGACGAGTGGATGAAGTACAACGACGCCTTCGGGCGCTCGACCCTCTACGAGAGCGTGCTGGACGCCGTTGACTACGGCGCGCGCAACGCCGCCCTCATGCGGGACTGGGGAACCAACCCGGAGAACATGTTTAATGCGTTTGTCGAGCGCGCCACCGAGGAAGACAAAGCGGCCGACGTGTTCTCGAACCTCAAGTACGCCAGCCTGCGGGGCGCTTTCAACGAATTGACGGGAACTGCCGACGTGCCCGGCAGCGTGACGCTCGCCCGCATCGGCTCGTCGATCCGCCTGCTCCAAGCGATGTCGAAGCTGGGCGGCATGGTCCTGTCGTCGATCCCCGATCTCGGCGTGCGCGCGGCCATGCTGCGCCACAACGGCGTCAGTGTTGGCGAGCGGTTCACGTCGGGCATCGCCGACCTGTTCCGAAACCACAAGGGCACGGAGCGCCGGAAGATCGCCGAGTATCTGGGCGTGGGCATCGACGGCATGACGGGCGACGTGTTCCGCCAGATGTCGAGCCTCGACACCACGCCCGGCAAGCTGGCGAAGGTCGCCGACAAGTTCTTCAAGGCGACGGGCCAGACGTGGTGGCAGGACGCCCACACCCGCGGGGTTGGCATGATCCTTGCCCGCCAGATGGCCGACAATATCGGCACGAAGTTCGGCGAACTCGACGGCCTCTACCGCACGACGCTCACGCGGTACGGCATCGGCGAGAAGGAATGGGCCGCGCTTTCCAAGGCCAACACGAAGGCGGCCGACGGCGAGAACTTCCTGACCCCCGACGCCGCGCGCACGCTAGACGACGAGACGGTTCGCGGCTTGCTGGGCAAGGCCGACGCCGGCCCGCGGGCTCTCAACGCGGCGCGGCGGGACCTTGAAGCCAAGCTGCAGACGTACCTCCACGATCAGGTCCGCGAGGCCATGACGATCGCCGGCGCGCGGGAACGGTCGATGCTCAATCTCGGTACGACGGCCGGGACGTGGGGCGGCGAAGCCATCCGGCTTCTGATGCAGTTCAAGACCTACCCGACGACGTTCCTGCGGCGGTCGATCAACCGCGAGCTCAACCGCGACGGCGTGGACTACGCCGGCGTGGGCCAGCTTATCGCTGCCACGACGGTCCTCGGTTTTGCGAGTCTCGCGGTCAAGGATGTCGCGAAGGGCCGCGAGCCTCGGTGGCCCGAGGATCCGGCCGACCAGGCGAAGCTCTGGATGGCCGCGATGAAGCAGGGCGGCGGGCTCGGCATCTACGGCGACTTCATCCTTGGCGAGACGAACCGGGTCGGTGGGACGTGGGGCAACACGCTGCTGGGCCCGACGTTCGGCGGCACGGCGCTCGACATCGAGAAAGCCATCAACGCGGCCCGCAAGGGCGAAGACCCCAGCGCGCAAGTCGTCCGCGGCATCACGAACAACACGCCCTTCGCCAACCTGTTCTACGCCCGCTGGGCGATGGACTACACGTTCCTGTACGCCCTGCAGGATGCGGTCGACCCCGGCTCGGTTCGCCGGATGCAGCGCCGGATCGAGCGCGACAACAAACAGGAATTTCTGCTCCCGCCGACCAGCTACACGAACGACCCGCTGCGGAATTTGCAACAACTTGGCCGCGATCTCGCGCCCTAGGGGTTGTGGAAAACGCACCATCATGAGATATTCGCACCGGAGATAGGCCATGACCGTTTCGACCCAGACCGCGAAGTCGCAGTACACCGGGAACGGCGTGACCGTCGCCTTCACGGGTTCTTTTCCCATTCTGGACGAAACGCACGTCACGGTCATCGTGACGACGAGCGGCGTCGACAGCACGAAAGTCCTGAACACCGACTACACGATCAGCGGGGTCGGTGGCTCGACGTTCACCGTGACGTTCGGCGTAGCGCCGGCCAACGGCACGCGCGTCACGATCGCGCGCAGCGTGCCGCTCACCCAAGAGTTGGACCTCACGCCGAACTCGGCCCTGCCGTCGGACCAGCTCGAGGAGAGCTACGACAAGGCGGTGATGATCGACCAGCAGATCAACGAAACGGTCAGCCGCGCGCTGCGCCAGCCGCTCACCGATTCTGTGGCTATCGCGGACATTCCGACATCGACGGCGCGAGCCGGCTTGTTCTTGAAATTTGACAGCAACGGCGACCCGGAGGCGGCCGACATAGCGGCCCTCGGTAACATCGCGGTCCCCGTGCCGATAGCTTCGGGCGGCACGGGTCAAACCACCGCCAGCGGGGCGTTTGACGCGCTCAAGCAATCGGCCACAGACGCGGCAACGGGCGTTGTAGAGCTTGCAACGCAGGCCGAGGTTTCGACGGGGACGGACGCCGCGCGCGTGGTGACGGCCGCAACTCTGGCTGGGCGTGAACCGACCACGGTTACGGTCGACACGGCGAACGACAAGCTGTTCATCCGCGACGCGACGGACGGCTTGGAGAAACTTGTCGCGGCCAACACGATCGGGGGCCTTGCCGCCGCTACGCAATCCGACATGGAAACGGCGACGAGCACCACGGTCGCGTCCACGCCGGGCCGGCAGCACCACCACCCCGGCCACCCCAAGGCGTGGGTCAATTTCAACGGCACCGGCACGATTGCGATCCGCGCCGACTATGGCGTGGCGTCCCTGACGGACCACGGCGGATCGGGCGAATACTCGATCACGTTCGACACCGCGTTCTCGTCGGCGAACTACTGCGCCATCGGCATCTGCGACCGGACCATCAACACGACGCACGCAACCGAAGGCATCCAGACCGTTACGTTCGGGACCGGCGCGTTCCGTTTCATCTGCGTGAACACCGTTCCGACCGCAGTCGACCAAGAATACATCGGCATGGCTTTTTGGGGAGACCAGTAATGCCCAAGCGCATCATCTACACGCGACCGGACGGCGGCTTCGATGTCGTCATCCCGTCGATCAATTACTTGCTGCGGCAGTATCTCGCCGACACGCCCGCCGAGCCCGGCGAGTCTGCCGATGCATGGTTTGCCCGCGTGTTCGCGCAGAGCGTCCCAGCGGACGCGACCGACGTGCAAGTCATCGACGTGTCGGACCTCCCCGCCGACCAGGCGTTCCGCAACGCTTGGGTCCGCCAGGACGGCGCGGTGGTTGTGGACATGGCGAAGGCCCGCGAGGTCCACGCGGCAACGATCGCCGCGTTCGCTGAAAAGGCGCAGCAGGCGCTCGATGTGCTGGCCCTGCGGGGCGAGGACGTGACGGCCCGGCGTCAGGCTGTGGTCGATGCAGTCGCCGCGCTCGACCTTTCCGCCGCATCCACGACCGACGAGCTCAAGGCCCTCTGGCCGGAAGGTCTGCCGCGATGATCGAGTGGATCGGCGCGCTGTTCCTTGTCGTCGCGTTCGTCGCGGCCCTCCATTTCTTTTGGCCTCGGTGACGGAGCGCCGCGATGTCCATTTCCAACAGCGACGCCGAAGCCCTGAAGAGCGTCGTCGATTACCTCTCGGTGTCGACGATCATCGGCGTGTTCTTCGGCTTTCTGCCGCATATCGCCGCGCTGTTCACCGCCATCTGGGCGTTCTTCCGAATGCTCAACGAGATCCAGAAGTGGCGCAACCGGACCCGGTACGTCGGGCCCGAGCGTCGTAAGCCCTAAACCCAGGAGCCGCCAGATGAAGAAGATCGCGTTACTCGCGTTGCTACTTTCGGCGGCACCAGCCGCAGCCCAGAACTGCATGCCGCTTGCCGACTTCGCTCGGGCGGCTGCCATGCGCGGGTACGAGCCCGTGGCGCAGGCCAAGGACAGCGACGGCGACAAGGTGGTCATCGCCCTCAACGCCAAGACTGGCGAATGGGTGCAGGGCTACATCCCGGCCTCGGCCCCCGAGGCGTTCTGCATCATGGTCTCGGGCACCGAGTTCAAGGTCACGCTGGGCGGCGGGATCTGATGCGACCGGCCAAAGTCGACACCGATACGTTCATCCGCCTCTACGAAGAACTCGGGCTCAACGGTCTCTCCCGGCGTCTCGGCCAAGCAGCGCCCAGCGTGGCCGAGCGGCGCCGGCGCATCGAGAAGCGCATCGGCCGAACGATCCACGGACCCGAACGTGGCCCGACCGCTGGCGGCATACGCCGGCCGAACATCAACCACGACCATCGCGCCGTGGTCGAAGTCTGGGACGGCCACGCCGTCATCGGCAGCGACGCCCACTACTGGCCGAACATCGTGACGACGGCCCACCGGGCGTTTGTCCACTTCGTTGCGAAGTTCCAGCCAAAGTGCGTCATCCTCAACGGTGACGTGTTCGACGGTGCCAGCATCTCGCGCCACCCGTCGATCGGCTGGGAGTCGAAGCCGTCGGTGATCCAAGAGATCGAGGCGTGCAAGGAACGGCTCGACGAAATCGAGAAGGCGGCCAAGAACGCGAAGCTGGTCTGGACGCTCGGGAACCACGACGCCCGTTTCGAGACGAGCCTGGCGAATCGTGCGCCCGAGTACGCCAAGGTCCACGGCGTCCACCTCAAGGACCATTTCCCGTACTGGACCCCGGCATGGTCCTGCTGGCTCAACAACGACGTGGTGGTGAAGCACCGGCTCAAGGGCGGCATCCACGCCACGCACAACAACACTGTCGGCAGCGGGCGTTCGACCGTCACGGGCCACCTCCATTCGCTCAAGGTCACGCCGTACACCGACTACAACGGCACGCGGTACGGCATCGACTGCGGCACGCTGGCCGGCGGCGCGACCGCGCCCCAGTTCGTGAACTACCTCGAGGACGCCCCGGCGAATTGGCGCAGCGGCTTCGTCCTGCTTACCTTCAAGAACGGCAAGCTGCTGGTCCCCGAGGTCGTGCAGGTTTCCGAGCAAGACCCGGATGCCGTCGAGTTCCGCGGCGAGCTGGTCCATGTCTAACCCCGTCCGCGTCCGCGAGGTCGACGCCCGCGACATCGAAGTCGCGGACGAGATCGTGGCGATGCACAAGACGTGCTTCGCCTACGACATCGACCGGCCGACCCTCGACCACGGTGTCTGGTGGGTCGGCTACGACGGCGACGAGCCAGCGTGCTTCGCGGGCCTCTGGCCTTCGCGCAACTGGCCCAAGGAAGCGGGCTACCTCGCGCGGTCGGGCGTCCTGCCCCTGTACCGCGGTCTCGGCTTGCAGCGGCGCCTTATCAGGCTCCGCGAGCGCCGGGCCCGCGCTCTCGGCTATCGCTTCGTCGTCACCGACACCTGCGACAACCCGCACTCGTCGAACAACCTGATCGCCGCCGGCTACCGGATGTTCGTGCCCCCGAAGCTGTGGGGCCCGGACGGATCGAACTACTGGAGGAAGGAACTCTGATGCTGCCCCTCATCACCGCCCTGCTGCCGATCGTCGGCGAGGTCATCGACCGCGTGATCCCCGACAAGGGCGCGGCGGACAAGGCCAAGCTGGAGATGCAGGCCAAGATCCTCGACGCCGCGAACCAGGGCGCGCTGGCCCAGATCGAGGTGAACAAGGAAGAAGCCAAGCACGCCTCGATCTTCGTGGCGGGCTGGCGGCCGTTCATCGGCTGGTCGTGCGGCGCCGGGCTGGCGTGGGCCTTCGTCGCCCAGCCCCTCGTCAACTGGGTCATTCTCGCCTTCGGCCTCGAGGTCGCGTCGGTCCCCGTGCTGCCGACCGACAGCCTCATGGAACTCGTCGTCGCCATGCTGGGCCTCGGCACCCTCCGTACCTTCGAGAAGGTGAAGGGGGCGACGAAGTGACGGAGCTCGACCAGCGTTCCCTGCGCCGCCTCGAAGGCGTCCACCACGATCTCGTCCACGTCGTCCGCAAGGCGGCGTCGTTCGGCGAGATGTCGTTCATCGTGACCGAGGGACTTCGTACCGAGGAACGACAGAAGAAGCTACTCGCCGCCGGCGCATCCCAGACGATGCGGTCCCGCCACCTCACCGGCCACGCCGTCGACCTTGCGGTCCTCGTGGACGGCGAGGTGCGCTGGGACTGGCCGCTCTACGACAAGCTGGGCGAGCTCATGAAGCGGGCGGCTCGGTCGCTGGAACCGCCGGTTCCTCTTGAGTGGGGCGGGGACTGGAAAACGTTCCGCGACGGCCCGCATTTCCAGCTTCCTCGGGGGCTGTACCCGGACCCGCAACCATTCGCTCAAGAAAGTCTGCAGCCCGCGTAGCCTGCGCCACGCCGCGCTCTTCCATGAGGTGGGCATAACGGTGCGTCGTCTGCGTCGAGCGGTGCCCCAGCAATTCGCCGATCTGGCCCAGCGTCATGTCGGACGCGAGGCCGGCGGACGCGAACGAATGGCGCAGGTCATACATACGCAGGTCCGTCAGCCCTGTCTCCTTGACGATGAGGCGCCAGAGGCGGCGAGGCGACTGAATGCCTACGATCGCACCTCCGGTGCGCGGTAGGGCCTCAATGACCTCGACGGCTTGGGGCGGCAGGAAGATGACGCGCGGGGCGCCATCCTGATCCGTCTTGTGGGCCGTCAGTTCGATGCGGTTGCCGTGGTAATCCGACCAGCGGGCCGATGCGATCTCCGACGGCCGGGCGCCGGTGAACATCAAGAGAAGCAGGAAAGCCGCACTCTGGGGGTAGGCGCTGCGGTGCTTGGTGAGGGCGTCGAACACCAGCTTGGCCTCGCCCGGGCGCATGTATCGCCGGCGCTTCTGCTCCTTGAACCGGGCGATGCCGTGGCAGGGATTCGAGTTGTGGGGGCGCATCTCCCATTTCTCGGCCAGCGCGAACATCTTGGAGCAGAGGGCCAGCACGCGGTTCGCCTGGTACGGCGTCTCCTCGTAGGCTTCGTGCAGCGCCTCGATGTCGGCGCGGCCGACGTCCTGCACGCGCTTTTTGCCAAGGCGCGGGGTGACGTAGTTGTCGAGGATTCGCTCGTCCTCGGCCTTCGACTTCTTCTTGGCCGCGTGCTTCTTGCGGTACTTGTCGGCAAGGTCTTCGACCGTCGGCGCTTCGCGGTCTTGCTTCCAGCCGGCCACGGGGTCGCCCCCGCCCGCCACGACCCGAAGCCACTCGGTGGCGATCTCCCGAGCCCTTTCGAGCGTGATGACCGGGTAGTCCCCGATCTTCGGCCGGCGCTCGAGGCCGCTGCGCGTGCGGAAGTACAGGTAGAACGCCTTGGCCTGCGGCGAGATGCGGACGTGGAGGCCGCGGATACGATCGTCCCGCAGGATGGCGCCCGGCTGGGCGGCCTTGATGGCGGCTGTGGTGAGGGTCATGCGCGCACCGGGACAACGATCGGGGGCTTCCGGCCGAGGGGTATCCCGTCGATCGTGAGCCCCACGAAGCGCCCCTCGTGGTCGAA